ATTCTTTGCAGATGAAGTCTCTCCCAGCCCCTAGCACAGGGGGTTCTGTTTGCAAGTCGATTGCCAAAATCGCTTGCTGCGTATCTGTTGCCGGAGTGGTAGGTTTTGGGGCCTACTACCTGGCAATGCGCATAGCTAGATAGACGAAGGAAACCTTCGTAGTTAGTAGTGAAATCGAAGCCTGGGGGGCAAACGCCGTCGCGGAAATGAGCAATGATGACCGCGTCGATGTGAAGAAGGTGCCCAATCCTCTGTTCAACCCAGAGACCAACCCAGACGTCGAAAGAACAGTGGTCGCACCAATTGTCGAGATGCTCGATGTTGGTTACGGACCAAGTCCAGCACGGCGCCACGCGCGCGATAGAGTGGCTAAAACTCTCGCATGCAAGGCTAAAGCCGAGTTTGGCGTTCTCGCCGTAAATGAAGTGAACCAAGCAGTCGTCCGCGCATTTGTGCTGCGCGAGGCCAAACAGGTCTGTGTCCATGACCACCACTTGGTGGGAGTGGTCACGATGGCGGTTTTCTTCTTCTGGCTGCCAACAAGCGAGGAAACCATGTGTCAGCAAGCAATGGCATCACACGCCGTTACGACTGCTGTCAACGCTCGCAACCAAGTAGGATACCATCGCGTTTGTTCCTGGCTGCCAAGCTGGATGCCCTTTAACAGGGCACCCGGTCTGGTTGTGGCCAAGAAACAGAACGCTTGATGCCGCTTGGTTCTTGTTCACGGGACGAACACCGGTATTATGCGCGGTGACGTTCCCGGTGGAGTGGAACAGTACGTTCCAGGCAGGTCACGGAATTATAGGATATTTGGCCAAGTCTCAGGAATTGGACCAAACATTAAATTCGGCGTTCATAACAACACACTAGCAAATCTCCGACGAGGTTTAGTGGAAAGAGTGTTCAACGTAGAGAAAAACGGACAGCTCGAACCCGTCGCAGTACCCGAAGCCGGAGTATACCATCAAGTCTTGGGCAAGATCACCAGTAGACTATTGCGGTACGTCCCATTTTCAACCCCGTGTCCTTTGGAAGATTTTCCAAAGTTGTACCAGGGCAGGAAGAGAACGATTTACCAAAATGCTGTTGACTCACTACAAGTGAAGCCTCTCACCAAGCAAGATGGATACCTTTCAACTTTTTTGAAGGCGGAAAAGATTAACTTTTCCAAGAAACCAGACCCGGCCCCTCGAGTGATACAACCTCGACTCCCAAGATACAACGCTGTAGTAGGGAGGTATCTAAAACCACTAGAGCATAGAATCTACGACGCCCTAGCTAGTATGCATGGGTCAAAAGTAGTGTCAAAAGGATTGACGATAGATCAGACCGGCTACCTCATCGCCCAGAAATGGTAGCGATTTGAGAAACCAGTGGCGATCGGCATCGACGCGAGTCGATTTGACCAACACGTCAGCAAGCAAGCATTGGAGTGGGAACACGCCATTTACAATAAAATATTCAAATAGTCAGAATTAGCTCTTGCACTAAAGAGCCAACTGTTCAACGTTGGCTTTGCTCGCTCCAAAGATGGTTGCATCAAATATCATAAGGAGGGGTAGAGAATGAGTGGTGACATGAACACAGCACTCGGCAATTGTATGCTGATGTGTTGCCTGGTCATGGCATACATGAACTCTAAGTGCATCCCATACGACTTCATCAACAATGGAGATGATGTGGTGCTATTCTGCGAAACTAAACATCAGCGCTTGCTAGACGACATACCCACATGGTTTGACCGAATGGGATTCGAGATGGTGGTTGAAGCTCCCGTTTATGAGCTTGAACACATCGAATTCTGCCAAATGCACCCCATACAATTGAACTTCGATGACTACACTATGGTAAGAAATTACCCGTCATCGATCGCAAAAGATCTGACGTGTCTGGAGCCAACCGCCTTTAAGGCT